GGTAGTCACAGCGTTGTTGCCGGTCTGCGGAGAGATGGGTGCCCAGCCATTGGGGTGCAGGATCGCCGAGTGGTAGTCGGGCGAGAGGATCCAGATCTGGCCCACGAACGGAGTGGTGGGCGGCAGCGTGCTCACGACGGGGCGGTAGCGGGCGTCCAGCTCGGTGATGCTCCAGAGTCCGCCCGTGCCACCGGAGTTGGCCTGCGAGCCCGTCGAGCGCGCCTTGACCATCCACGTGACGGCGATGACGGGCGGGAGCACATCGAACGGCTCGTTCGATCCTGTGTTCCCGACGGTGATGCCGGTCTTGGCCGTCGTGTCGAGAGTGTCGGGGTCGAGTAGGAGAGCGAAGGTGCCGTTCTGTTCGCCAGTGGGGTGCAGGTTGCCGTTGGGCGTCGAGTAGACGCCGCGCCCCGCCTTCGGGTGGCGGTGGCCAGGGTCGGTGAGCGGGTGGCCGTGCGACGGCAGGTTGGCCTCAGTGAGCGAGACCTCCACCGACCCGGCTACGTCACCGAGGGTGAGAGCCACCCCTCCGCCAGTGCCGATCGGGATGCGCCCCTGGAAGTTGGGCAGGCCGACCGTGCCCACGTCGGACCCGTACTGACCGCCGACGATCGCAGCCAGCTCAGCCGTCGCTGCGGCAGTGGTCGAGATCATCTGGCCGATGAGGGCGATCCACCCTGCCGGGATGAACGCACCAGAGCCGATGAACGGGGCGATGGTGCCCACCGGGATGGCGTCATCGGACGGGTCGTACGAGCGGAACGAGACCCAACCCGTGGCCGCACCGGAGGAGTCCGCCTTCATCCAGAGTGCAGCGTTGAGCGGCGCCTCGATGTCGACATAGAGCGAGCCCTTGTCGGCGATGACGACACCCTCCGGCTTGCCCGAGCCCCGCAGGAAGTTGGCTGCCTGCAGCACGCCAGTGCCGGACACCGACGCCACGGTCGAGCCGCCCGACGACTGCACGTCGAGGGTCTTCTGGTTGGCAGGCGTGGCGGTGCGCGCCTTGAGCGTCAACAGCGATGCGGTGCTGTCGGTGGCCCTGATGGTAAGCCCGGCCGCCAGCTCCATGGCCGAGGCAGCGAGTCGCGTGAGCGTGCTCTCGACCCAGGTGAGCTTGCCGTCAGCTCGCAGGGTGAAACGTCCTGCAGGAGCATCGGTCTCGACGAAGGACGTCGAGTTGGAGGCGAACGTCCGACGCAGTGTCGGCTCCATCATGATGCGCTTGTCGACGATGGCCGACGAGGAGATCGACGAGGCGCTCGACCCTACGTACACCGAGGCGAGCAGACAGTACGTAGCGGGATCGAAGTTGGGGAAGACCGGGTTGGTCGCCGAGGCCACACCTCGAAGGGAGGTGAGCAGCCCGGAGTTGCTGGTGACGATCAGGTCGAAGCGAGGGTTGGCGTCACTGGTCTGGACGGTGACCGTCCCACCAGCGACCGCCACAGGAGCACCGTCCACAACGGCGTTGCCGACTCCCACGACCACAGACATGTTGGGCGAGCCCTGCGCTGCGACGGCGCAGCCAGAGACGACTCCAGTGGGCCCGTAGCCGAGCGCCTTGTAGTCCCCTGAGTCGGGTTCGGATTGGTCGACGGCAGCAGCGTCTGGGCCGTTGGGGACGGTGAACCCCATGTGTCAGTCTCCTTGAATGGAGCCGAGGCCCTGGGCGACGAGCGCCGCGGCATCAGCGGCGGTCATCTTCACGGGTACCCCCGAGGCGAGAGCAAACGACGCCCCCGACTCAGTCGTGGTTCCCATGGTGTTCGATGTTGGCAGGAAGTACACCATCCCGAAGAGCCTCGGGGTCACACCCTCTGGTGAGGTGGGAATCTCGAACTCCTGCTCGGGCTGGGGAGCAGGCTCGGGCTGGGGAGCAGGCTCGGGCTCCGGTGCGGGGATCTGCTCCGGTGTCGGCTCTGGCGCAGGCTCTGGTGCGACCTCTTGGTCGGTCGTGGCCTCTGGCCGCTTCGAGCCGGAGGGCTTGCGCGCAGTCACTGCTGCTCCCAGAGGAGGTCGCGCTTCTGGAGGTACTGGTAGATGTGCGGCGGCACTCGGTACCGGTGGCCACGCTTCATCTCGATGCGCTCCGAGCCGTAGAAGACCGGGCCAACGTCGGTGACGACGCGCACGATGTAGTCCTCTTGGTCGGGGTCCACAACGACCACGCCGAGGTCTTGGATCTCATCGACGACGACGGCGTCTTCGCTCATGAAGTTCTTGGTGTTGGTCGTCTCCGACTCATCAACGAGAGTGGCTTCCACCACTTCGTCTTCTGTGTAGTCGTCCTCGTCCACTGCGAAGTCGTCTTCGATCTCTTCAACTTCCTTGACTGCCATGCGAGTTCCCCTGTTCATAGTTGTACGGATTGAGTACGTGAAGGACGAAGCCCTCACGCCCCGACGCTAGCCGTTGACGTGAGGGCTCCAGTGTCTGCTCCTGAGGAGCATGAACTCAGTTCGTGCTGATGATCGAGACGGCCTGCGGCGTGATCGCACCGAAGCCCCAGATGGAGTACCAGGCGAGGGCATGCTCACGACCGAAGTCGAGGACGCCACCATCGCGCAGCTCCACGGGGAGCGACACGGCATGACCGAAGGCGTTGTCGCCGATCATGATCGAGTCGTAGGTGTCGAAGCCGATCCCACCAGCGTTGGTCTTGCGGACCTGCGTGGTCTCGATGAACACAACATCGTTGATGCGTCCGATCTCGCCAAGCATGAAGTTGCCCGGAGCGGCGTACTTCGTGACCTCGATCCACTCCGGCGTGTCACGCAGGCGGCGCGACTGGTGCGGGTGGATGAAGTGGACGTACGTCTCACCGAGTCGGGGGATGTTGAGCGTGGCGAGCTGCTCCACGCCATCCTTGACCGAGTGCGGGGTGAGGTAGTACGCCTCCTTGCCAGCCGTGCCGTCGGCGGCGTCGACCGCTGCGAGGTTCGGCGCCACGATGCCGGGGTCGTAGATGTTCGTCGACGGACCCTGGAACGGCGCTGCCTTGCGGTAGCCGAACGCCACGTTGCCAGCCGAGTTGAGCAACGTGTTGCGGGCCTGGAAGTCCATCGAGGCCGCCATGTGACGGCCGAGGAGACGGGAGCCCGACGCCATGATGTCGTCGAACGAAGCGTGCAGGAGCAGCTCCGAGACGGCGATGGCCTTGCCCTGCTCCGCAACGCTGATGCGGAACTGGAAGGCGCTCAGGGCCGACGTGGTCAGGCGCACACCTTCGGTGAGTTCCGCACCCATCGTCTCGTTGACGTCGAGGTTGTTGTACTTCAAGAAGTTCACGGTCAGGCCCGGCATCACGCCAAGCTCGGTCTTCTTCACAGCGAACTGCTCGAAGCGCAGGATCGGCATGGCCTGGAACAGGATCTCCTTCGACCAGATGGCCTGGATGGCCGGGGTCAATGAAGTTGAACCTGTGATCGCAGTGCCCTGCGGGTAACCCTGGGTGACGATGCCCGACGGCGCTGGCGCCGCCTGGACGCCCAGGAACGCTCCACCCGTCGGCACGAGTGCCGGGTTGGACCCGTTCACCGCACCTGAGTACAGGTTCCCTGAACCGCTGATACCACCAGCAATGTCTGGCATGACTTACTTCCTCCTCTGGAGTTTGATTGATTGGATTCGATTGTGGGCGGCTAGTTCAGCGCTGTCCGTAGAACTGCGCTCGCCCTGCGGCATGCAAGGTGCCCCGGTGTGCGGCGTACTCCGATGGTGACATTGCCCGGATCTGCTCGGGCGTGACCGTCTTCTGCTCCTGTTGCTCCTCCAGAGGACCGTTGCCAGTCGGGGACGTGGAGCGCACTCCTTGCATCCCCTGGATTGCTTGCTGGCGAACGGCCATTGCGCCCTGAGCGATCCGCTCGGAGCGCTCGATTGCATCTGCGATAGATGCGTCGATCTGCTCGGGTGTTTCCCCCGCCACATAGTCGGCGATGTCGGGGAGGATGAGTGCGGCGTTGGCTGACAACGCTGCTGAACGGTAGTCCCGAAGCTGCTGGAGCCGACGCTCCTGTTCCAGCTCCGCCTTGGCGATCTCCGCCTCGGTACGGACCGATGTGATCTCTTGCTGGAACTGCTCCTGAGTCTGCCGGAGCAGGTCACGAACAGTCATCTCGTCCTGAGCCTTGGCCTTGGCTTCCGCCTCGGCTGCGGCCTGAGCGTCTTCGGCTGCCTTGCGGGCGGCGTCGCGCTCGTTCTTCAACTCCTCCAGCTCCTTGGCCATCGACTCGATGCGAGGGTAGACCTTGTCCTTCTCCTGCTTCCTGAACTCTTCGACCTGTGCTTCGGTGAAGGTTCGTTCCCCGTTGGTCTGACCTTGCTGCGGTGGTGGCTGTGTTACTGGACCCGTGTCCTGGGTACCTTGTGCGAAACGGCTTGCCGGTGTGGCGGCGGGCTCGACGCCCACGATGAAGCCGTCCCCTGTGGTGGACACGCTTGTATCAACGTTGCTCATGATTCAGTTTCCCCTGTGGATGTAGTTCTACGGTGTGTTCGGGAGCTATTGGTTCGACGGGTTCCGGTACTGAGCCAACTTCGTTCCGTAGGCTTCTTCGACCAGTTGTTGTGCAATGTTCGCCACTTCCGGCGACACCGCAACGGGTGCCCCTGTACTCCCTTGATCGCTGGGTGAACCAGCAGATGTAACAGTAGCGCCGTTGTCCTCGCCAGGCGGGCCTTGGCCATCTGGCGGCATGCCCGTGAGCAGGAAGACGGCCATCGATGTGGCCGCCTGACGGAGCTGCAACGCCGCTGCTTCCTTCTGATCCTCGATCAGTTCAGCGAAGATCTCAGCCATCTTCTCCTCGGGGAACTCCTCGCCCAGCTCGCGCAGAGCGCCCCGCTTGGACTCCAGGCCGAGGTTCATCTTGGCCATGATCTCGTTCAGCTTGACGAGGATGTCGACCGGCAACGGAGGCGGCCAGTGGACCGACGTCTCGTACGTGTTGGGGTCGGCCGGATCGAGGACGAGCAGCGCACCGTCAGGTGGGTCAGCGCTCTCACGCGCATCGAACTGGACCGTCCACGGCTCCTTCTGGAAGAGGGTGAGCAGGACGATCTCGTTGATGCGCTGGAAGCCCGAGGAGAACTGGAGCTTCTTCATGTTGTAGCGGTTCATCAGGGGCTGGTACTGGATGTGCAGTGCCACGCCGCTGGTGTTGGAGATCGGCTGCATCTGGCCGAGGGCCTGCTCGGGCACGCCGGTCATCTCGTGCATGACGCGCTTGATGACGTCCATGTAGCCGAGTGGGCCGGAGAGGTCGACGAGCGACTGCAGGTTCTCGACCCGAGCATCCTTGGGCAGGGTCCACGTCTTGCGCGGGCCCTTCTCCAACTGCGAGGTCTTGGCGCCGGTCACGACGGTGATGGGTGCCGAGTGGTAGTTGATGATGTCGCTGATCTCCAGCGCCTTCTCGTTGTACTCGCGGTTCAGGGCCACGACGTCGGCGATGTCCGGCGTGCCCCACGGTGATCCTGAGACGGGGTTGTTCGGGATGTACACGATGGGGATGACACCGAGCGGGTTGGGCCGGGAGTCGATCAGCTCATCGTTCACGAACTCCTCGATGCCGGTCTCGGAGATCCGCTCGACGTAGGTCATGACCTGGCGAGTGCCGTCGGGCGCCGTCGTCCAGAAGCGGTACTTGAGCTTGAACGACAGCATCCGCTGGCGGTCGTGCTCGTGCCACTGCGGGAAGCAGTGGGCCGGGTTCAGCGGCAGGATGCGCACGCGGCCGGGGTGGATGCGGCCCGTCGTGTCGATGTAGGGATCCTCGTACGCCACCTTCACGAAGCAGTCGCCCGTGACGCCAGCGGTCTGGCCCATCTCCCACAGCACAGACTCCTTGCGGTTGTCCTGCTCCCACACCCGCTTGAGGAGGGAGGGGATGATGGCCGCTGTGGCTGGGGGCGTGCGGAAAGTGATGCCCTTGCCGAAGGTGAAGTTGGTGATGTAGTCGCTCAGCGCCCGCACGTAGTTGGCAGCGAACTGCGGCTCGCCGACCTCGCGCCGGTAGGCGTACATGTGGCCGAGGTAGTGGGCCCAATACAGCGAGTAGCGCGAGAGCCGGACGCCGTGAACCTCGAACTCCTCGTCGGCCAGCTCGACCAGACCCAGCGGGCTGATCGAGATGGTGAGGTCGGATTGCGACGCTCGGTACGAGGGAGGGTAGAACGACAGAGCCATCAGTAGCCCGCTTTCTCACCGGTCGGGTCACTCTGGTGGCTGTGCCCCATGTTGTAGTACCGCCCTGTGCCGCGGCCTGACCAACTATCGGGGTGGTGTAGCACTGGCATGAGTCTGTCAGGGTCGGCCGCCATCTGCGATACGTACCTGTGGTGGCCCTGCGACAGGATGGTCTGGCCCCGCACCTTTGACTTCTCGTCACCGTAGCCAGCAGAGAAGTGTGAGATCTCCAGCGGCTTCTTCACTCCCTCGGTGGCAACGCTGTTGACGAAGGCGGGGACGTCCCTGGACTGACCCAGCTTGAAGGCGGTGTTGCGCTCGACATCAGCGGGTGTACTGCCGAAGTCACCGAACGAGTGGACATACCCCTGCAGCTCGTTGGGGGACATGAACATCTTGAGCTGCTCGTTGATGTGGTCGGAAGCACTCATGGCATCGAGGGGAATCGGTCGGTGTCTTTCCAGCCGGGAACCGGACCCTCAGTGCGTTCCCAGCGACCGTGTTGGTCAATGCTGTGATGCACCACAGGGAGCAGCGACTGAGGGTCGTGCCGGAAGGCGGCGTCGGTGCGGTGGTGGCCATGCGCGATGACCTCGCCCTTGATGTCACCACCGGAGACGAGTTCCACCGGGTTGTGGACGCCGTGCTCAGCAACATGCTTGTCGAGCCCGTCCGCCTTGTTCTCCTTGCGCTTCACCTTCCACATCGCGCCCATGCTCTTCCAGGCCCCGCCGTACCTGGACTCAGGAGTCTGCTGGACGTCGATCGAACCCATGCCGTGCAGCTCCTGCGCCGACATGAACATGCGGAGCTGTCCGTTGAGGTGGTCGGAGGCGGGCATCACTACACCTCGATGGCCGCAAGGAAGCCGACGTTGACCTTGGCGTTGGGCACCACACCGGCACCGTCAAACCAAGACACGGGAACTGTGACGTTGTCGACACTGAACGAGGCCGAACCCGTGACCTTGTACCGATAGAGCTGTGAGGCGTCATTCCAGTCAGTGATCCTGATCGTGTCTCCAACCCCCAACTGCTGGAAGATGGGTGTGCGATCAGCACCATCAGAATCGATCCTGCGGAAGTCGAGCACCGTGGCGAGCAGGGGGGAGGGGTTGTTGAGCCGGAGCTGGTTACCAGTGGCGGGAGGCGGAGAGCTGGAGAACTGCCAAGCAAAGCTGTTGTAGACATACTCCTTCTGAGCCTCCAACGCAACGATCCGGGCTTCCAAAGCCGCCAACGCAACGATGCTCTCCTCCGACGCAACGATGCGCTCCTCCAACTGCATCAGGTACGAGTTGAGGTGGTCACCCCAGGGATCCTGACCGACTGCGGGCGGCGCGGTCTCACTCATGACTGACCTCCATAGGGTTGATCGACACCGTACTGCCCCTCCCCGTATCCTGACGGCGCTGGCGGGACTGTCGGGAGCACAGGCCGTGCGTCGTCGCTCGGGTTGGTGTCGAAGTCTTTGTAGAGCGCGTACGACAACATGTCAGTCCCGTTGGGGGCGGGCAGCTCGTGCTGGGGGTAGGTCGCCACATGGCGCTCGTTGGGATAGGCGTATCTGCGAGTGGCACCGGAGCCCACACCGAGCGGCTTCGTGTCGAACGTCATCTCCTCGTCGGGGAAGATCTGAGTGGCGGTCACACCGATGATGATGGAGTCGGGCACACGGCCTCGGATGTTGAAGTCGGTGACCCTCCAGAGGCGATCGTCGTATCGCACAAGATCGTTGAGGCGCCGGGTGTAGTCCTCCGGGTCGGAGATGCCCGAGTCCTGCAGCGCTCGCACCGAGATGGCGCAGGTGAGCTTCTCCGTCGGCTTGCGGCCCTCCGGTGTGGGGCGATGCCGATCCTCGTTGACGATCACCCAGAGCACCGGCACGAGGAGTCCGGCCGAGTAGCGACGGCCACCTTCATCGTAGGTGTCGTTGTAGGCCGACTGCATCGAGAGGAACTCGTGCCAGAACAGAACCTCGCCCAGCTCGCTCTGGTACCACTCGAACCCGTTGCCGAAGATGTGCTCGGCCTCCTGACGCAGATCCATCAGTGGTGCCCCTTGAACCTTGCTGAGTACACGGGAGATGAGTCCCCCGTGTTCAAGTCATACGTCCTGGTTGCTTCCTCGTCAGTCAACTCATCCCGACCCAGCTTCACGACATCGAACTGGCCGGACACGATGGACTCGGGCCACTGGCCCCACGACCCTCCCGCCGTCGGCCGGTGAGGCGTCCCCGGCTCAAACCTGATGAGCGAGCCGCGGCCCCGTCCTCCTCCGTACTCAGATGTGACCAGCTCCAGGTCAGGTGAGGCGGACATGAGTGGCTGCACCAGGCGCTCATCAAAGTCGGTGTTCAGCCCTCGGTAGTGCGGCACATCGGTGAGGGGAGCCTGGGGCATGCCGTTCAACAGCCCGACCCCCAGCCGAGTGTCAGGCTTGTCCTCCAGCTCGGCTCCTCGTGTGGCACGAAGGGCTGCGTTCGTCATGGCGACATGGGGCAGGTTCCCCGACCTGTCGAACACCTGTCCACCGCTCGCGCCAGGGTTCGCCCACCGGGTGGTGGCCTCCCATACATCATCCTCCTCGACAAGAGGATTGAACTGCTCACGACGGAGGATGCCCATCAGTCCCTCTCGGGATCAAACTGTCGTACCGGAACGAAGAATGGCTTGCCCGTCCGACGTTCGATCTCAGCACCAGAGACTGTGCGATGATGCCCCTCGTAGATCTCGCCTTCATCTAGCACGATCGGCTCCCGCACTCCATGTTCAGCGATGTTGTCGACCAGCCCCGAGGAGACGGCTCGGTGGCGCTTGATATCCCAGAACTTCTCATGATCGTCCTTAGCGGCAATGAGGTCGTAGTCCATCGTGGCCGGGGCAAAGTTCTTCATGATCTCACCGGGACGCATGAATTGGACACCAAGATGCTCGTGTGCAGCCATCAGTTCGTCTCCCTCGTGGGGTACGGGTTGTCGCCTCTGGTGTGACGCGGCACGCGCCCTCCGACGGCCTTCGCCCATGCGTCGCCGGACCGTGTCCGGTCTGGGGAATGCTTGGGGGCCGGAGTGCCGGGGATCGTGCCGCCCTCGCGGAACAGCGCTGAGGCGATGCCCTGACGCTGCACGTCGTCCCGTGTGTAGACGCCCTTGATCTCACCGGTCTTGTGGTGCCACCCCATCGAGCCGAGCGGCTTGATGCCAGGGTCGATGTCGGTCCCGACGTAGCCCATGCGGGAGCTGGGATGCTCCCTCGCCCACGGTGTGTCAGCGTGCTCGGGCGCCCACGCCTCCAGCGTGTGTGAGGAGAAGCCCCCCATCTCCTTCGGGTTCGCCGGGTGGAAGATGGTGGTGAACTCCGTGCGGTTCACGTGGTCGTGCGCAGCCATCAGACCCTCCTCGGTCCACCGAGCAGAGCGGTGGCGGCGTCAGCGGCGATATTGCGCCTCTGCGTCGTCTTCGTGGCCTCGGTGTCGCCGGGCAGCGGGTTGCGGGCGGCGAAGCGGGCGCCCTGCGGCGTCAGGGCCACGCTGTGGGAGAGGTTGGGGTGGCGGTCGGTGGCCATCTTGAGCATGGCCTGGCTCAAGCCGGTGCCGCGGAACCCTGGACGCACGTCAGCACGGAGGATCTCCTTGTGGCCCTCAGGCGAACCCGTGCCGCCACCCCAGACCGAGAGGCCGCCAGCGATCTGCTTGGCCGGGCGTCCGCCGGGCAGGATCGAATCGGGCTTGCCGATCCGGCGTGCCGTGACACTGCCGTTGCTCTCGTGCAGAGCGAAGCGGTTCTTGCTCCCCGGCGGCTGGTACACCTCCTCACGGAAGTACGGCTGGTCCGTGCCTCGGTACTGGTCCCGGTGATCGCCGAACGACCCGAACTCGACATCGTTGAAGCTCACCATCAGCCTTCTCCGGTGTAGGCGTGGATCTCCTCGTAGTAGCCCGTGACCACGGCCGCAGGTTGGAAGCCGGGTGGAGGTGTCGACGGTGCGTTCTGATCGATGGGCGGGAAGAGCCGCTTCGGCGGCGAGCCGTCGTCCCACTCGCGAGGCTGGTACACCGGCACGAGACGGTTGGTGGTGTAGCTCGTGCGCCGCAGCATGCCGACCGTGACGCGCTCCAGACCGACGCCGAGCATGTTGGCCTTGGTCTTGTACTTCTCGCTCAGGTGCATGAGGAGGTCTTCGAGCTGCCGGAAGCGCTGTGTAAGGGGCAGACCGATCGCCTCAGGGGTGCTGACGTCGATGTCCCGCGAGTACTGGAACAGCAGGGCCCAGCACGCCTCGATGGCCGTACCGAGCTGCATGAGGTCTTCCTCGGCGTCTGACACCTCGTCGAGATCGAACTCGGGCCGCTGAGTGCCGTGCTCGGTGATGAGCACCTCGGCGTAGAACTGCATGTCGCCAGGGCTGACCCACGGGAAGTAGTAGCCGTCCATGTTGAAGTTCGTGGCGTCGCCCCACCCGTTGGTGGGCGGGTTCAGGATCTTGATGAGGCCCTCGCGCACGTCGAGCGTGTAGACGAACACACCTTCAGCCGACGAGACGCCCGTCAACGCCAGCAGCCCCGTGCAGTACGACGTCGGGCCGATGGCCTCCACGGACAGCTCCTGCGGCACCACGTTGGGGTGCGGGAGCTTGAGGAGCCTGGGGGTGCCAACGACACCCACCGAGGCGGTGAAGTACCGGGGGAAGTCCCGCATGTACTTGCGGGCTCCCGCCATGACGCTCTCGATGGTTGCCACTTCCACAGAGTAGCTGCCACCTGGGCCGCGCTCTGGCCCCGCCCTATGCCTCGACCATCAGGATCTCGAAGATCGGCTTGTCGCCGTACTGCATCGCCACAACGGGGTAGCCGTCCCAGATCCCCTGGACGACGCCGACGACGCCTGGTGAGCCTCTGGCGATGTCGGGCTTGAACTTGAAGAAGACAACTGCGGTGCCTCTGGTGAACCGGAAGCCTTCCGCCGTCGGACGCCAGACGTGGACGGCTGTCGCCAGACCGACCGTCTGCCTGCGGCCCGTCGAGGGACTGACCGACCACAGATGAGTGACAGCAGCGCTGCCGCCCATGATCTTCTTGCCGGTGGCCGGGCCGACAACCCACAGGTGTGTGGACGTCGCCGCCACTCCCCGCATGATCTTCTTGCCAGTGACAGGGCTCGCCGTCCAGACGTGTGCAGCGGCCGTCGCCGGACCACGCATGATGCGCTTGCCCGTGATGGGAGCGACGGTCCATGTGTGGGAGGCGATCGCCGATCCCTGCTTGGCACCGATGACGGGCCTGATGCCCTGAGCGGTGAGGGTCCAGAGGTGGGCCGCCGTGGTCTGGCCACGCAGCGGCTTCGAGCCGGTGCTCGGCGAGACGTTCCAGACGTGGGCAGCGGTGGCGGCCCCCTTCATGAACCGCTTGCTGGTGACGACCAACGTCCAGACGTGGGCCGCAGTGGCACTGCCGCTCATCACCTTCTTGCCGGTGGCTGTCGTCGACCAGTCGTGTCGGGCGGCCGCTGTGCCTTGCTTCAGCCCGAGGATGGGCATGACGCCGGTCGACGGGAAGGTGTTCCACAGATGTGCAGCCGTTGCGGCGGCGCGCATGATGCGCTTGCCGGTGGCAACAGGGTTCCAGAGGTGGGCCGCCGTGATGGCGCTCTTCATGATGCGCTTGCCGGTGGACGGGGAGACCGTCCAGGTGTGCGCAGCGGTGGCCTGGCCCCGCATGATCTTCTGACCGGTGGACGGTGCGATCGTCCACGTGTGTGCGGCGGTGACCTGGGACTGCGGGAACTTCTTACCGGTGGCCGGGGAGGTCGTCCAGTCGTGTCGGGCAAGGGCAGTGCCCTGCTTCACTCCGACGATGGGGAAGATGCCGGAGGCTGGGAAGGTGTTCCAGAGATGGGTCGCTGTTGCCTGGCCGTAGGTGACGCGCCTGCCGGTGGTCGGAGCGATCGTCCAAAGGTGAGCCGCCGTGATGGCGCTCTTCATGATGCGCTTACCTGTGACCGGGCCGATCGTCCAGGTGTGGGCGGCGGCTGCCGCCAGCGCCTTCATGATCTTCTTGCCGGTCGACGGAGCCACCGTCCAGACGTGAGCGGCCGCCATGGACGTCGTCTTGGTGATGCGCTTGCCGGTGGCGGGCGCAACGGTCGCTGTCCACGATGCAACAGAGGTGCCCTGCTTCACCCCCAGGACCGGCATCACACCCGTTGCAGGTGCGATCGTCCAGAGGTGCGTCGCAGTGACCTGGAGCGTTACGGGGATCTTCTTGCCCGTGGCAGGAGCGATCGTCCACAGATGAGCAGCGGTGACCTGAGCGGTCTTGGTGATCCTCTTGCCCTGAGCCGGGGTGACGTTCCACGTGTGTGTCGCTGTGGCCGACCCTGCGCCCGGCGCTGTGATCGGGGTCTTGCCGACGGCAGCAGTGCCTGCACGAAGGTACCGAAGACGGTCGGACGTTCCGCCATAGTTGTTGTCGAGGTAGAGCCCGATGTAGGTGCCGACGAGCGGGGCGGGGTCGGTCCAGTTGATGATCCCAGTGCCGTCCAGGGTGACCGTGATGTTGGCCCCCACCCAGTCGGCCCGTATGACGTAGTCCTTGGTGTTCACCAGCGTCTGTGCAACGCTCGACTTGCTCGCACCGAGGCGGTTGACACCGATGCCCAGCTCGGTGATCGTGACGGCGTACCCGGTGTCAACACCGTTGGCTGCCGATGCCGTCGGCAGCCTGAACAGCAGGCTGATGCTGTAGCTGGATGTGTCGTCGAGCCGGAAGGTGGTCTCCATCCACGAGTTGTTAGGAACAGCGTTGGGGTTGGTGTTGCCTCCCAAGCCTCCCTTCGTGTAGGCGCTGCCGCTGCCGTCGAGGTAGAGCGTGCCGCCGTACATGGTCAAGTACCCCAGCGAGGAGAGCGTGGTGTCTACAGCACCGTTGAACTCGTCTTCGACGAAGTAGCCAACTACCGCCCGCCAGGAGGTAGTGGCTGTGCCCTTCTGGATCTTCTTGCCAGTTGCCGTCAGCGTCGCTGTCCACGAGGCGGTGGCGGACCCCTGCTTGACCGGGAGGACTGGTGCGGTGCCTGTTGCCGGGGCGACATTCCACAGATGGGCTGCGGTCACCTGGCTCTTCATGATGCGCTTGCTGGTGACCGCGAGCGTCCACAGGTGGGCAGAGGTCGCCTGCCCCTTCATGATCTTCTTGCTGGTCAGGGGGCTGATCGTCCACAGGTGTGCGGACGTGGCCAGACCGCCCATCGGCCGCCTGCCCTGGATCGGGGAGATGTTCCACACGTGGGCGGCGGTCGCATTGCCCAGCGTCGGCAAGGGCCCCGCTGTAGCCGTCGCCGTGAAGGTGTAGGAGGCGGCGATGGTGGCCGGGAGCGTCCTGACAGCCGCTGCGGTCCCTGTGAACAAGAACGTTGTGGCGATCGTCGCCTCACGAGTCGCCGGGCCCGTGGAGAACTCACTGATGGCCTGAGGGAGTTGAATCCACGCATCACCGCTCGCACCCGGAGTGGGCCCGTTGTAGTGAAGGGAGGCGGTCGTGCCGGTGAACTGCTGCTGTTGGGCCTGGTTGGAGACGTACATCCTGAGGCGAATCCGCCATTGCGGATCGACCACGAAGGTAGGACCGGACAGCCACGACTTCCATTGCGTCTGTGTGATCGGGTTGCCACCCAGGTTGTCCGACCCCGCAACCACGACACCTATTGGCGCAGTGCTGTTGATCATGCTTCCTGCGGCCCAGTTGGTCATCAGGAAGTTCTGTTGGTCGACAATGTCGAGTTCGGCCCTCACACCAAAGTCCAGCGACCCCGTACCGGAGATACGCATGTTCAGCTCGACGAGCCCGTCCAGCGTGAACCCGGCGAGAGGCTTGGAGTACCACTCAAGAGCACCCACGTTGACGAACTGAGCTGGTACGGCCCAGGCTGTGGCGGGGATGGTGTAGGTGCCAGAGGTAGACACCGTTCCCCGGTCGGTCCACATCACCTTCTCGGCCTTGACCCCGGCGTCCATGTCGCTCTGGGTATCGGTGAGGTAGAGAACGGTTCCGGCTGGCGTAGTCGATTGGAACGAGAACAACTCTGTGAACTTGATCCAACAGTCGCCAACGGCGTCCTCGACCAACGCTCCCACGAGGAACGACATCGTGCCGCCTCCGACAGCCATCGTCGGTGCATCATCGAAGAAGGCACGAATACGGAACCGATCACCCTTGAGCATGTTCGTGCTGGTCGGCGTGAAGGACATGTTCCGCTTAGTGCTGACATCAGCCGCAACTGTGTTGTTGGATCGACCTACCGTTGAGACGACGAGCATCTTGCTGTCGAGACGTTCGACGATCACGTTGATGGCAGCGTTGGTTCCTGCGGAGGAGCTGTCCCACAGTTGCGCTGAGATCGTTCCCGAGATCGTCACGTTCCTGTCGAGGGGAGGGGAGATCCATTCCACCGGGTTACCTGATTGGATCACCTCAATGCCATTGGTCGGACCGGCGACAGAGCTTGGTTGAAGCGTTGCCTGCGAACCTGTTGTTGTTCGGTACGGAGAAGCGCCAATCGGTATCCATCCCAACGCCTGCCCGTTCAGCTTGGCGCTGTTGGTCGCCCTGTGGAGACCAGCAGAGATGGGAGGGTTGGCGAACGGTCCACCGAAGAACAACTGAGCGATCGGAGGACCGGCTATCGCCGTGGCGGTGAACGTGAACGTCGATGAGATCGCCGCCTGTACGTCCATGTGGACAACGGCGGTAGCGGTGAACGTGAACAGCGTTGAGATCGTCGCTTCACGCTGGACAGATCCGACCGTGATCTCCAAGGTCGGGGTGGCCTCCGTCTTGACCCGGTAGACCACTTCGTATGCTGGTGGAGTACCGCTCCAACTACCTGAGAAGTACGACGCAGCGTTTCCAGGGGCAGTCGGGGAAGTCGAGTCTTGGCCGAAGATCGGGGCGTTGCCACCGTCGCCAGTGCCGATGTTACTGAAGGCAATGAAGTAAGGAGTTCCATTCGTCAACGGAACGGGTGGAGTAAACGTGAAGTCAAACCAGCCATACGCAGTTGAAAGCGTGGACATGTCGATTGGTGCAGATGTCGCCAACGCCGTTCCGGTCGGCACACCATTCGACCCGAACGTGCCAGTGTGGGCGAACAACTCCGCCACCATATTGCCGGTAGGAGCACCGAACTTCTTGAGGTAGAACCCGGCTTTCGTCAGGTTCCTACCGTCACCAAGGAAAGACTGCGCCCCCCTCTGGCCGGGGCTAACCGACGTTCCCCCCGCAGCAGCGTTGGTCTCGTCGTAGCCGGATATCAACGCCTCGTACGTCATGTCCGACGTACCACCGTTGCGGAGGACGCGGAAGGTCAAGATGTCCTGGCTGGCGAGATTGGCCTTCAAGGCCACCAATTCGTAGAGCACTTCGGTGTAGTTGTTACCCGACCAGCCGAGGTCGTCGACCAAGCCGTCCTCGGACACCTTGCCCGCAACGAACGTGCCGGAGCCGCCGGTCAGCCGGTTGGTCGTCGCTCCACCATCAACGGTGTTGGGGCAGGCATACCCGATAACGGGAGCGGACGAGCCAGTGAAGACTTGGTAAACGTAGTCCCCAGTGGAATCCAGGGACCAAGTTGTTCCAGAACGAGATGCAGCGTTGCCTGGAGCTGTAGAAGCGGTGTTATCAAACCCCCAGTAAACGGGACCGTCGGTGCATGACACACCGATGAAGTACGGGGTGCCGTTCGTCAGTGTGAACGTCTGATCGAAGGTGAAGTACACCCAGCCATAGGAGCTAGGTATGTCACTGACAGACAACGGTGCTGAAGTGGCCAGCACCGTCCCAGGAACCCCCGTCGAGCCGAACGTTCCCGTGTGGGAGTACAGGGTGGCAACGACGGTGTCAGAGATCTGACTACCTTTGTGCATCCAGGCACCGAATCGCCACAGCAGACCACCGTTGCCCTGGAACGACTGACCCAGAGCATTGGCGCCAGAACTTGGGAGCATGATCGAGTCAACACTGACATTCGTCTCGGCGTAAACGATCGAAGCCCCGACCGTAACGTTCGACCACGCTCCACCGTTCTTCGCGACCTGAAGCTGCCAGTCGTCGGTCGCCAGTGTGGGTGCGCCACCACCAGCGTTCTGGAGCCGTATCCGCAGCCCGACCTCGACGTCGTCAGTGGCGATGTTGCCGACGTACTTGGTGTCCTGTGATGCCAGCGCCGCCGCCCCGCTCTCGGTTCCCTCGCTGAACCACTGGTACGCCGCCTGCGTGACAGCAACCGGGATCACGTCCTTGTACTCGACCTGCGGCAAGGTCATTGTGGTCGAGCGGCTGATCGTCACCGTGACGGTGTTGCCGTCGGTCGAGGAGTTCTTGCGGTACGTGCCGTAGCCGGGCTGCGTGCCGTTCGAGTCGATCAGCGTGTGGTTGGTCGGCGTCGGGATCGTGGAGTCGGGCCGGGTGTGCGCTACACCGCGGATGATGACCGACGAGCCATCCGTGACGTGCAGCGCCATTGTCGGCCACACGACATTGGAGTTGTTGCGCGCCGTGTCGTCGGCGTAGCCGATCGCTATCTCTTTGCCCGATGCAGCGCGCACGGCGAAGGAGACACACCTGTTGGCGTTGGTGAACACCGCCGACGCCATCGTCCAGACGCCGTCCCACTCGCGGAACGCTGCGACGCTGGCGGGGTTGGTGTTGTTGCTGATGCAGAGCGTCCACCCTGCCGGGAGGGTCGGGGCGGTACCAGCGTTGCGGTAGGCGAAGACGCCTACGTAGTCGCCAACGGCAACACCGGCAGGTGTTCCTGCCGTAGTGGTGCCTGGTGTTCCTGCCCCGACGTAGGTAGCCATGAGAGGCTCCCGTTACGCAGCGAGCCCGAAACCGAGAACGACTGCCCCGATCGCCATGTTGTAGGTGTCACCAGCGATGTACGAGTTGGCGTTGATGAGGCCCGAGCCGAGGAAGGTACCGGCCGTCGAGGCATCCCACATCGAGTAGTGGCTTGCATCCTGCGAACCGACGATCGTCGACCACGTCACAGCAGCCGTGTTGGAGATCAGACCGCTCGCAGCGTTCGTCCCCATCGTTGCCTGCATCCGGCGTGTCTCTGTCGCGATGCTCGCCGTTCCTGCAGCTCCAGGGTCGGCGATATGCAGTTGGATCCAGATGCCTCCCGAGTTGACGTAGCTCGTGCCGCGGCACAGGGCGTTGAGCAACCCATTCGCTGTTGCTACTGAGAGTCCGAGGGCCACGGCCTACGCCTTACGTCGAGGAGCCGTTGACGGTCAGAGCAGTGATCGTGTACTCGCCAGCACCGTTGAAGAAGAGGTCGCCTGTCAGCGGCTGCGAGCCGTAGAACGTGCCCGCCGTGAGCGCCGACCAGAAGCAGGCCGAGTGGACCGGGCCGCCGAGCGCACCGCCAGTGAAGTTGAGCGCCGACGTCAGGGAGAAGTCGCCACCGGTCGTGACCGTTGCCCAGTTCGCCGCCTGGCGCGCTGCTGACGACTGGTTGATGCCGGTGGTCGTACCGGGGTCCGCCGTGGACAGAGCGATGTGCGTGATCGCCGTCCTCATGGGGGTGGCCCCGATGACGAGGATGTTGTCGAGCAGGGCCATTGTGTCTCCTTGTACTGGGTTGAATCTGGTGCGTGGCCCCTGAGATCAGGGAGCCATCCTCAAGTAGAGAGTGTCTGGTTGAGGGTTGACGGGCGGCCACGAGTTGTAGGGCAAGGCCACGATCGGCGTCGAAGTGAGCCCTGTTCCGGCGGGCGTGTTCCAGTCGTACTGCTCCCGCGACCACGACGTGTCGACAGCTCCAGCCACGGCGGGGGACGCATCCGGTATCCCTGTGATGGGATCATCGACGGTCTTGGTGTACCAGCGGCCTGGTGACGCCGAGGCGATGCTTGACATGATGCCCATCGTAGACGCAGCAGAGGGGCCGGGTGAGCCCCGACCCCTCTGCCGTCCTTGTCGGAGGATCTAGTAGGTCGGTTGCTGCGTGCCGCCGATGAGGAGACCGGCGCTCGGCTGACGCTCCTCGATGAGGCAGACCGCCCCGTAGTACACCGAGGTGACGATGGCCTGCAACGTCAGGGATAACGACTCATCGTGTGTGTCGTACCCGGCTCGGGCGAGCACAGCGACAGCCCACCCGATCACGAGCGGCACCACAGTGCGCTTGAGAGACGTCAGGAGTGCACCTTTGGTGTCCTCGCCCTCGTAGTGGGGCGGCACCGCCACGCCGAGCAGGAAGCCCCAGTAGCGGTTCTTGGTCTCCAGGTACCGAGCGAGGGCGTACCACAGCACAGCGAGGATCGTGGCCAGCGCTGCGAACAGCTCGACCGAAGGGTCGGTGAACGACAGCAACAGCGTGGAGAGGAACCCTCCAGCCAGGAGAGGGGCGAAGACGGTCCTGATGAGCGCTATCGCCGGAGGCTTGTGGTTCAGCTCGGACCCCGGAGGTTGCGCAAGGGGCGGGGCCCTGGTCCGCCGTAGGCAGCGCCTCCGTCGTTCGGAGCGGTGATGCCACGGGCGGCACGCTCTTCACCGTGCACGCCGAGCGCAGCGTGGATCGCTGCCCGCTTGGCGAGTTCGGAGGGAGCCGGACCTGAAGCGCGCTCGTGGAAGGAGTCCATGGCGGCGTTGCGGCCCCTGGTGGAGCCAGGGCCTCCAGCGCCGGGGACGACCCTCATCTGGTCTGTGTCGAGCGAGTTGCCCTCGTACCCACGGCTGAACAGTCCGGGCGTCTCGACCTTCCTACTGGGCGCAGGAGGCCCCTGCTCGGGGCGGAACTCCTTCTCACCCTGCAGGCCACCGCTCGTCAGCTTCGCCACACGGGCGCCGACCAAGTGCTTCTTCAGCAAGCCTGATGCAGCAGCTCGCAGTGTGGACTTGGCCACCTCCGAGCGCTCGTGGGTCCACGTCATCTCCTGCATCATCACGGGCGGGATGCTGGTCTGCGAACCGGCCTCGCGAGCCTCTGTGGCCGCTCCCTGGATGGCCTCGACGGCCGCCATGCCCCACGCAGCGTTGCCGGTGAGCTTCTTGCCCCCAGCGGCCTTCGCTGCGGCCGGACCGGGGAAGGTCGTGCCGGGCACATTGGAGGACGTGGTGCGCGTCTGCGAGCCAGCGATCTTGGCCGGAGAGGCCGACATCCCTTCGGGCTCTGCAGCGTCGGTCATGTCCTGGCCGGAGAGGATGCCAGCGACCCACGTGTCGGGTACAGCGATGCCACGCTTGCCGAGGATGGGGTGGTCGTGGATCGGGTCGGCGTCGTGCGCCTCCGCACCCTTGCCCATGAGGCCGTACAGGTCGACGCGGTCGCCCGTGCCCCGGATCGTCTCGGACCCCTGCCGGTTGGCGCTGGCGTCTGCCTCTTTGTCGAGGCGGACCTTGCGGGCCGCTGTCTGGTCGGTGAAGCGCGCCTCGTACTCGTGATGCAGCGGCGAGTCCGGCGTCGACATGCGGATGGCCTTGTCGTAGAGGGGAACCTTGGCGGTCCCCATCTCGGCAACGGCGTTGTAGTCCGGGTCGGTGATCGTCCGGAA